ATCGTTGTTAAGGTCCTTGAGTTTGACATAGTTCTGCTCAGAGAAGATCCACGGAAAGAGTTCATAAGACAGGGGCTTCTTGATATTACCAGCTCTATCCGTACCATACTTGATGAGGACTGCTCCAATCCTCCACTTGGGCTCACCGCACACCTCACAGCATTTTCCCTTCTTACAAATGAAGAAACGCTCTTTGAAATGTATCTTGTGGCCGGCAAACATGGCTTTAGGATCGATATAAACAATCCCACAACGATGTACCTCACCTTTCTTGCCCTTGTATTTCTCGAGCAAGCCGCCCCGAATCTCATCCTTCTCAAAACCAAAAAGTTCTGCTTCTGCCATTGTGTGGCTCCTTATTTTGAATATTAGGTAATACTGTCAAGTATATCGTCCAGGTCTATGCCCGTGACTACAGTCTTACTTTGGAATAATTGAGGATTTTTTGGTGCCTCTGGTTCTATTTTATTTTTATCCAGATTTAATGGTTTAGGTGGTTCCTCCGATACACCTCCTTGTTCCGTTAAAATTTTATCTATGTCAATAATAGGTTGTTCTTCTTCTGTTATTTCCGTCACATCTGTGCCAGAATCTATTTGTGATAGCCAGGAATCCTCTTCCGGCTCTATTTCCTCCTCATCCTCTATATCAGGTATGGGCTCCAGCAACGCTTGGTCTATATCTCTTAGAAGATTATTAATACCGGATTCATCAGCTTTTACCTGCTCCTTTATCTCTACATTAGCCTTTTCCAGAGCTTGTACAGCTTTCAGGGCATCTTCCGAACTATCAATAAAAGGTACATGTCCTAGAAGATTATTAGAACTGGAATCAGAACCTTTCAACAGGTCCCCCACATTCAAAGCAATTGATGGATCAACTATCTCTTGATGAATTTCTTCTGTCACAGCCTCTTTGAATGAATCCTCTCCAATAGAACTTCGAGTCATCTCTTCAATAAGACCTCTTGTAACCTTATCAGAGCCCTGGCCACCATTTATCCTGAGCTGAGTCTCAAGTATCCGTACTTGTACTTTAATATCAGAATTAGCTCTGTTTAAATTTTTAATCTTCAGGTTTGTGGCTTTTAGAAGATTATTAATCGCCATTAGCCCATTCTGATAATTTCTTATCTGATTAAGCTCCTTCTTCAGAAGCTGATTACACTTGGCTTCACGATCCTTTATACTCGGAAGATTTTTTATATCATCCGAAACTAAAAGGGTCTCTTTCGCTGTGTCATATTCAGCCTGGGAATTATTCACAGCCTGCTGGATGACCGAGGATTCCTGACTCAGTTCTATGCTGTATCTTTCTACTTCCTCAATGAAATTATGGCACTGCCAGATCCTCTCATTGATATAGGTAGGGCTTGTTATAGATTTAAGATCTATAGAAAAACTCATACCCAGCAAACGCTCGTAAATAAAATTTTTCTTTATGTCTTCCATATCTACTATATGATTCAATTTTTAGGGAGATTTTTTAAAGATAAAATCAATCTTCTAACTGCACAAACTCTAAAGGGATACAATTATCATGTAAAGAATTTATAAAAGAGGCTGTCTCAGCGGAGTTTATTTTACCGAAAAAATAGACTGTTTTTATATTATTTAAGAACAGTTGCTTCACTTCACCTTTAGTTGGAAAGTAACTCAGGAAGATGATATCTCCTTCCCGGGAACATCTGTCCATCAGGGCTCTTTCAATAGCTGTTACCTCTACTCCACCTGTCACATAGTTCCACCCATAGGAGTGAATTCTTCCATTACCGACAATAACTGCCCCTTGTCGATCGTTACACTTGGAGAGGGCACAAGCTCCTCTGGCGATTTCTGCAAAAAATCTTTTTTCTTCCTGGCTATAGTCCGACATAATCTTTCTCCTAAGACGGTATTTCTCTGGGACACACTAGAATTATTTATGGCCCTCTCTAATGCAGAGCCATGACCTATCACTATGACTTTTTGTTTGGCCCTGGTAATAGCTGTATACAGCAGATTCCTCTGCAGCATGTTTTTCCCGAACTGATTTATAAAAGGCAGTATAACGTAGTTAAACTCATTGCCTTGAGTTTTATGAACTGTTAAAATATAGGCTAGTTTAATCTTTTCCACGACTTCTTCAATACCTATATCAACCGTCTTATCATCAAATTTCACGGTCATAAAATCAGTACCCAGAGTAATCACTTTTCCAATATCACCGTTAAACACCTCAAGCTCATAGTCATTCTTTGTGACTATTACCCGATCCCCCCTTTTTATCTTGAATGTCCCAAAAGACCGCTCATGAGTCTCATCAGCATTAAGAACTTCCTGTAAAACCGGATTAAGAGCTTCCACACTTAAAGGTCCGCTATTCCTGGGAGTAATGATCTGAAACAACCTTTTCTCTTCCTTAAATTTCTGAGCAAATTTTAAGACTATCTTCTCAATAGCAACAGGATCTTTCTCCCTCATAAAAAACACATCTGAAGAGGGGTCACTTTTAAACAAAGACAAATCTGTGTCCCCGTTTTTAATCTTATGTGCTGCTTTAATAATGTCCGATGCTTCCTGCTGACGAAAAATCTGTTCCATCTTTATTACCGGAACCGACCCACTGTTTATCAACTCCTTCAAAACATTCCCTGCCCCTACTGATGGAAGTTGATTATCGTCCCCCACTAATATTAAATGGGTACGATCTTTTAATGCCGACAACAACCTAAAAAAAACCTCCATATCTAACATAGAGGCCTCATCCAAAAGAGCTATATCAGTCTCAAATTTATTGGCTTCACCAAACACCCACTCATTTCCTCTAAAACCCAATTGACGATGTATTGTAGATGCCCTATAATTAATCGTAGTAGCCATCTTCTTAGCCGATATTCCAGTAGGAGTCATACAGGTCAGACTCAGACCCGTTTTCTTTATCAGCCCTACTAACGCCTGTAAACTCATAGTCTTACCTGTGCCTGGGCTTCCTGTAATGATATAGCATTTCTTTTCTATGAAATAATACAGGACATCCCTTTGTTCTTTATTTAACGTTATCTGGCTCTCTTGTTCATACACTTCTATGAACTCACGAACTGTATCATTACTCAAAAACAGAAGATCTGAGGGCTTACTCAGTAACTCAGACAGCATTTCTGCCGATCGAGATTCATAGTAATAATTTGATTTTGAGTATAATTTATCTTCATCTTTGTTTATCAGGTTCTCTTCATTAAGCTCTTCAACAAGAGGTATAATGTGCTCTTCTATTATGTTTTGCATGTCGATGAATTTCACAGCAGTCTCTGTCGAATATTGATTTATCAGTTTCAACAGCTCTTCCCGGGTAAGATATAAATGCCCATTAGACTGACACAATACCTGTAAAGCATGTAGAATAAAATATTTAAGCCTCTGAGGGTCACTCTCTGGTGTTCCGACTTTCCTGGCTATAAAATCAACTGTACTAAACCCAAACCCTTCTATCTCCATAAGCTTATACGGATGCTCCCTGATATCTTCCTCAGCAACAAGACCACTTCCAAAATGACTGAGAACTTTTTTTATCCTTTTTTCTTTCAGTCCCAAGGACATCAAAAACGCTCTAAGAGAATATTCCTGCTGAAGACCTACCCATTTAAGACGATTATCCCCCCATGACTTAACAATCGTGCCGGCCAGCACATCCCCTATACCTTTTATCTCCAGGAGTCTTTCCGGACTTTTCTCAATAATTTTCAGAGTATCGTTACCAAAACGATCTATAATAAGCTTTGCCCGTTCGGGACCTATATTAAAAGCTATACTATCTAAAAACAGCTTTATCCCGGCCAGTTCCCCTTGATCTTGGCATAGACTGTAAGATGCTACTTTAAACCCCATACCATACTTAGGATGGCTCTTATAATCCCCATGAAAATCAGCTTTTATGCCTGGTATAGCCTCCGGGCCAAACTCCCCTGAAACGGTCATCAACGGACCTTTTGACATCTTAATACGTAAAACTTTAAATCCGGATTCGCTACTAAAAACAACCTTATCTATAGTACCGTGAAGTGTTTCCATTCATTCCTTTTCTAAGCTATCACAAAGAACAACGACGCTGTCCCTCTTAAAAAGATCGATATTAACTGGAACGGTGTAAAAAGGAGTATTATCACGGAGCTGTTTGTAGGTATAAGACTCATTTAAATCAGTTCTTAACTCATCTACAATCCCTCTATAAATATAAGACAGCTTTTTAAATTCTACCCAGACTGAGCTCTTATACTCACTGATGTATGTTCTATGATCTCCATTTGACTGTATTGTTTTTAGATACGCCGGACCACCCAGATACGACTTAACCCCACCTTCCAGTCCTGATTTTTTTATGTTTTCTGAAAGATAGGTACACCCGAGACAGAGGTTGTGTATCTCATTCCACAGTGTCTGACTCTCAACGTAAGGTAGATCTATACTTGAAGCCACGCCTTTGCCCGTAGACTCTAGAATCTGCATTACACCCTTAGCACCCTTTGAAGAGACCAAAGTGGTCTTAAACCCCGACTCTATGCGTACTATTGAGGCGTAGATCTCCCAGGGAATATTATAGGCATCAGAAAAATCATTAAAAATAACAGACAGGTAATGAGCCATCCACTTATCCAGGTTATAAGCCACCATCAGAGTCTTAGTCATACTCTTTATTCTCTCAGTCGTAATCACACTTTTTCTGGTCAGCTCAATAGCCAGCTCTTTCTCTTTCTCAGACTTTCTCAGTCTTTTGCATAATTCAAACACAGTATAATAGCTTCCTCCTAAAATTCCAATCATCAGAACAATTACAGATACTAATGCCTTTTTCATAAATCATCCCCCTCATCATCTTCCTCATCATCTCCTTCTTCCATATCCATTACTGAATAGTCATACTGAAAAGATGTCTGCAGCACCTGATCCAGCATCTTTATCAATGTCTCTTTCAGTTTCTTCTTTATGTCTTCATCAATGTCTTTTATCTGACATGATTTAATCAGCATATCACAGCTTTTAAGGACATACTCTGATTTACTCTTAATAAACACCAGAATAGGTAATTGATTATTAGTCTGTCCCTTTTCAAGAAATTCTTTGAATTCATCATCCCCAGTCTTATCATCCATTTTTCAGTCCTTTGTTTGTGTTCTATTTATATGATATTGTTTTCAAGTCCATTTTTTAAAGTTAATCTTTTAATCCCAGTCTTATTTCTCATTAAGACTGTCAAATACCATTTTTATATATTAATTTATTTATATATTATTATTCCATGGTCTTCAGACCATGTCTAACAGAAATAAAACAGAAAATGATATCAGTAATAGTATAGGTAATAGGAAGACGACGGGAGTACTGAGTACTGAGTACTGAGTACTGAGTACTGAGTACTGAGTACTGAGTACTGAGTATAATAAAAGAAATCAGAAGAAGAAGAATGAGTCATATAATATATGTAACAACCATCAGACTGAAAAAAGAATCAGAAATAGGCATGAAAAACAGAAGAAAAATCTAACTAAAAAAACGATTTCCTGTAACTGTATATGAAATAACAGGAAACAACTGATAAATAAAGTTTAAAAAAATGGACAGAAAACTATATTATAAATAGATATGAAACTACCTAATTACATAGTCATAGCAAGTCCTGACAAACTCTCCCTGGGAGCCTCTGTCCGATATATCAGAGGAATAGTAGGGAAGAGCTATATGGTTGGAGAAATGCACTCTTTAATGTCCTCAGACTCTATTAGTGCCTATATAGGGGACTTCTTCAATCAGTATGACAGAGCTATAATAACGTATTATGCTAGGAAAATGATAAACATCAATCCTATTGATTGTGTTCCTAAAGAACTATTCAATAAAGTTGATCTTGTTATATGGTTTAATCTTTATGCAACAGAAATGAATCTTCTGAAAAAAACAGAGGATCCATTTGATGATCATCTAACCTCTAACTGGACTGATTACGTAAACAGACTAGGAAGGTAGGGTTATAAGACCGGAAGGTTCTGGTCAAAGCCATTTTAGGGAGGATATCAGGGCTAAAGTATACGGGGAGTGCCGATTGCTCTTCATATTTCTGTAGACGCAGGTAATCCGTATATGAATAGACAGCTACACGGTCCAGATGGTCAGAGATGTCGTGATCTCATGCAGGCTGCCGAACGTTATAAACCTGCTTCCATGGGGCTAGTGGTGGTACACAAGTGCCTGAAAAAGCAAGCCGATTCTGAGAGTACCCTATAATGATTTAGCAGTATTAACGGATACCTGCCCTATCCCGCACAGGATAGGCGAAATGGAGCATGCTCGTGCTGCGGTAAGCGTCCCTATCGCAGATGGCGGATCACTAAAAGGTGTGTGAATAAGGCAATACACATATCATAAAAACTATTAATAACAGAAATAAAACAGAAAATGATATCAGTAATAGTATAGGTAATAGAATTAAGGAGTTACAGACGATACGTCGCCTGTAAAACGGTAGAGAAACAAAGTTTATTTTTTAGCTTGCGAGGAATCTGTCGTGATTATTGGTCATGAACAGACAAGGATATCGCTGTCTCTGAGATTAAAAAATAATCCTGATGGAGTATTTTTATTTCATGGACCGTCCTGTGTGGGTAAGAAAAAAATTGCCCTGGATCTGATAAGAAAAAGTTTTTGTGGTGGAGACGACTCCTGCAAATGCCAATCATGCTCTTTGATTTTATCTGACAAACACCCGGACATTTTGTGTATCGGTACCTTTAATAGAATAAAGGTGTCTGATGTTGATAGCATACTTGAGTTCATGCTCACAGCCCCTCTGTTATCCGACCGAAAAGCAGTCATAGCCAATAATGCCGATAAAATGACCATGGGGTCTATCAACAGAATGCTGAATCTTCTTGAGGGATCTAAGACAGGAATCTTTTTCCTGATTACCGATAACCTGAGCCAGCTTCCAGTCACGATAGTGTCTCGGTGTGAAAAATACGAGTTCAACCGGCTCAATAAAGAACAGTATGCTCAAATCATTCATAAAAATCTGGGCTATGATAAAAACAAATCAGCGATACTGGGGAATCTTGCAGCTGAGCTGCCTATTGATATTTTAAGTAATGCTGGACTGTGTTTAAAATACCGTACAAAAGCTTTTGAATTTTTCAGTGACATAAAAAAAAGAGAACTTATCGATGTTCTTGAAGAGACCGATCAGATCGATCGAGAAGACTTATCATTGTATATAGATATGCTGATTATAATTAGCACGGATCTTTTAATGCTGAAAAACAACTACCCCAATATTGTAAATAAAGACATGGAGGATAAATTGGTAGCCCTGGCAAAAAACTGTAATGACAGAGCCCTACTATGGTCTGTCAACACATTGAGTCAGGTAAAAAAATATTCCATGTACGGAATCAATCTGAATATGGCTCTTAAAAATGCACTCATTAAAACCTATCCCTTATTAAACGCATAAACTATGAACTATCAGAATGCATTACAAGCTTTACACTATAAAAAGGAAACAAAATTTGCTGTCACAGGGTCAGAGCCTTTTTTAAAATATGATCTTCTGAATGAATGTTTTAGGGAATACCCTGATTACGATAGATATAAATTTTACCCTGAAAATCAAAATGAATTAGTAGCCTTGTTAAAATCTTCTGTCCCCTCAGTTATAGGTATGTTTGAGGCCTCCGAGTTCAAGCTGCCTATGATTACAAAGAGTCTTGAAAATTTCAACGGCTGTATAGTAGCAATTTTTCCTGAGAAAGTTTCCAAAACAGTTCAAATAACAGAACTTCTGAGTAAGATGGCTATTGTTGATTGTCCGAAACTCAGGGAGTATGGAGACGACTACCTGATGTGGATAGTGTCCAGAGCTATGTCTGCCGGCTACACATTGAAAGAAGAGGCTGAAAAACTTCTGTACTCACGCATAGGTCCTGATATGTCATCACTTAATGACGAACTGCAAAAATTATTTCTCATTAAAAAAGACAAAGAAATTTCTTTAAAAGATATTGAGGACAATGTCCCTATGACAGCAGTGAAATCAGCTTTCGACATCCTTGATAATCTTCTACGACGTAATATAGAAGCAGCACTTACCAGTTTTTATTCGTACATGAAATTTCAGGACAGCCCTGCTGAGCTGGTTAAATTCATGGCCACGTATATTGAGAAGGCTTATCGTTTATTATGTCTTAAAAAAATAGACTCTGATGTATCGGAGAGAATAGGTATACCGGAATTCCTTATAAAAACAAAATACCTACCGAGGGCAAAGGCTTTAGGGAAAGATTTTCTGGCCTCGAAATACAGTGCTCTGTGTGACATGGATATTTCCATGAGGCTGTTTAAAGGAAATAAAAATATTCTTTTTGAACGATTTATTATGAACTTTTCTTAGTATGATTAATGAATCTAAGAATATAGGGAAATTATTTGTCATAATTTTCTTTTAATACAGGGAATTTTCATTAGTAAATATTAAATAGCATACATATAGGAATGGAAAGAAGGACCATGCAACTTACGAAACTCGGACAAATCATATGGGAAGATCGATACGCACTCAAAGATGAAAACGGAAATAAACTCGAGAATAATATAGACGAAACCTTCAGACGTGTAGCCAAATACATAGCCTCCAAAGAAAAAGACCCGGTATATTGGGAAGAACAGTTTTACGAAATAATGTCTAAAGGATATTTCTGCCCAGCTGGTAGGATTCTCGCCCATTCCGGGACCCACTATTCCCAGCTCCTCAACTGTTTTGTAATTCCTTATGAAGACGATAGTCTTGAGTCCATCATGGATACTAATCGAAACATGGCTATTATAGAAAAATTTGGTGGCGGAGTGGGACAGAATTTCAGTCAATTGAGACCAGCTGGCTCCTACATTAAAGGAGTAAATGGAAGAAGCTGCGGAGTCATGGGGTTTATTCACATGACAAGTACTATATCAGAGGTAATTGAACAGGGGGGGTGCTTGACTTATGATACCTTAATAAATACCAAAAAAGGTCTATTATATTTCGAAGAGATCATTAAAGAAAAAGAACAAGGATGGTACCCTCAAGATTTGGTGGTTAAAACAAAAGATGGGGATAACGTTTCTAAAAAATATTATGTAAATGGTTTTTCTGATATCTTAAATATAGCTACAGATATAGGCCTTAATATTAAAGGGACCTTATCACATAAAATCTACACAATCACTGAAAAAGGGTTCGAATGGAAAGAACTTAAGAATCTAAAAGTAGGTGATTACGTAGTATCTGAAATGAATCAGCATGAGGGGAAATTACAATATCTTGATACAGATATAAAAGCTGATCACCATAATTGTCTTGTTCCTGATAAACTACCTGATAAAATCGACAATGATTTTGCTTTTTTTCTTGGCTATTATGTAGGTAATGGATTTTCAGGATCTTTAGATAATGATTATAGGATTGGTGTGTCAATACCTTCTAAAAGCTATCTTAATGAGATGATACATGGGATTTTCAAGAATCTTTTTGGATCCAACCCGACTATTACTGAGATGCAGAAATCAGGAGAAGAGAGTAAAACTTACTATATCACTAATAAAATTATAAAAAAATATTTAAATAACAACGGCCTGTTGAAATCTAAAAGCATAACAGCTTCAATTCCCATAAAAATAAGACTTAGTCCAGAAGAAATAGTAGCCTCATTTATAGCCGGCCTTTTTGAAGCTGATGGATATGTTTGTCATGGTTATCCACAATTAAATACTTCATCTATTAAATTAGCTAAAGAAGTTCAAATACTTTTAATGGGAATGGGTATCCCCTGCAAAAGATTTAAGACTTTTAATCATGAAAGTCGTTTTTCAAGAAAAGACGCTTATGCTGTTAAAGTCATGACTTCTATAGGACTTGAGAAATGGAATGAGCTAATAAATTTTCCAGAGGGCTCTCGCTTTAATTTTTGTAAAAGTTTTAAACCAGACACTAATAAAGAATATTCTAGTATTATTCCGCATCCTGATTATTGGCTGAAAAAGTCTCTTGAAAAATTATATGAAATGGCCAAAACCAAGGAAATTAAAGCTCTTATAAAAAGAATCAGAACATACATTAGAGGGAGCAGCCATCTTACATTATCTAATTACTCAAAGCTGTTAAAAAACGATTTAACAAAAGATACATTACAACCTATAAATAATTTTCTTTTTTCAAAAATAACTACAATTAATCAAGAAGAAGACTATACAGCGGATTTTGAAGTTAATGACAGTCATTCTTATATAGCTAATTCCTTTATAAGCCATAATAGTCGACGTTCAGCGGGGTTAGGTCTTCTTGAAGTATGGCACCCCGATGTTTGGGAATTTATCAGCTATAAAACAGACCACAACTGGGATCGCCTTCTGGAATTCATGGACGTGAAAGATCTGGATAAATGGGAAGCTTTCAAATTTGAAAATCATTATAAATTACAGATGCTTAATATAAGCGTTGGAGTTTCTGACGAATTTTTCACGGCCTTAAAAAATAATTCTGAATGGACATTTAAATGGAAAGATAAAGAATGGGAACTCTACAAAGTACAATTCAAGAAAAAAACTGATAAAGGTTATATAACAAAAGAATTTGAAGTTGTAGCAGATAGTGAAAAAACAGCTTTTTGGAAAGTAAAAAAACTAGTCCCTTATCCAAGATCCCAGGATATTTTTGAATTAATTTCAAAAAGAAAAGTAAAAGCGTCAGAGGTCTGGGATAGACTCTGTTACAATGCTTGGGCTGATGGGTGCCCTGGACTCATAAACATGTCAACTGCCAGACGAATGCATAATCTTGAGTATGCTAATCCGTTGATAGGTACTAACCCTTGTTTAGCGTATGATAGCCTGCTTTTAACTCAGGAAAAAGGCCTCGCAAAAATCGGGGACCTTCAAGGTCAGGAATTTCACATATGGAATGGGCAAGAATGGGCGGATTCAAAGGCATTTAAAACTGGGATAAAACCTCTATATAAGGTTAAATTAAGCAATGGTATAGTTCTTAAATGTACTAAGGATCATAAAATATTCATTGACGGGTCTGAAAAGGCCGTTGAGGAATGCTTAAATCTCAACCCCACGAGACTCACTGGTTCAGATTGGACAGGTGTCGCTGTTAATATCGAGGATGATGACCTGATTAAAGCTGGATTCATTTTTGGTGATGGGGGTTATCATAAAGCTTCAAGTCGATTCAAGTATGTTTATCTTGGTGAAGATGATAAAGATGTTATAGAACTCTTTGGAAATGAGATAGAGCAGCAGGAATCAAAACCATGTGCTTATGCCCTAAGTCACAGACTCTCTAATATTTGCCGGGATCTTGATTTTCCAGAACTATCCATTCCTCAGAGAAAACTTTCTCAAAAGATTTTATCTTTACCTCCCCGACAGTTACAGCTATTTCTGAAGGGTGTTTTTTCTGCTAATGGCTCTGTCCTTCTGAATTATAACCGCATTTCTTTTAAAAATACCTGCAAGGAATTTGTAGAACAGCTACAAATTATTTTTATGGCTTTAGGCATTAGATCCTACTATACCACGAATAAACCCAAAAAAGTGGAATTTATTAACGGTATCTATGAATGCCGAGAAAGCTTTGATTTAAATATCACTTCAGAAGATATCGCCACATTCAACAAATTTATTGGGTTTATTCAAAAATACAAGGCTACTAATTTAGCCACGATAATAAATATTTTAGAGGGAAAGACAAAAAATAGACATGACCCAAAAGTTGTTACTATAGAATATATAGGAGAAGAAGAGGTTTTTGATTTTACTGAGCCTAAGACGCACTGGGGTTTTGTTAATGGTTTAAAGGTACATAACTGTGGTGAGCAGGTTTTAGGAGCCTATAGTTCCTGTAATTTGTCAAGTATAGCTCTTTGCTCTTTTGTAGATGATAAAAAATTTAATTTTGACTTATTTAAACAGGTTATTCATACAGCAGTCCGATTTTCTGACAATGTCATTGATAATTGTAGTTTTCCTTTACAACAGATAAAGAGTACAGCTGAAAGTGAACGTCGTACAGGATTAGGAACTGTAAGTCTTCATGATATGCTTATAAAAATGGAATTAGGCTATGATACTGAAGACGGGCGTTGTTTAGTAGAAAAAGTTCTTACGGTGCTTCGGGATGAAGCTTATAAAAGTTCAATAGAACTATCAAAAGAAAAAGGACCTTTCCCCTTATATAATAAAGAGCTTTTTTTAAATTCAGGGTTTATAAAAACCCTACCAGAAGATATTCGTGATGACATAGGTAAATACGGATTGCGCAATGGGTGCATCACGAGCCAGGCACCTACGGGAACAATAGGGACGATGCTGAATTTATCCACAGGATGCGAACCTTGGTATGCTCTGTCTATACAACGAAATACCCGGCTTGGTTCTTATGAGGATGGCTGTCCAAGCTATCTAGAATGGAAAAAACAGAATCCAGGTAAAGAAAAACCTTTTTATTTTAAAACTGCTCAGGAAATAACTCCTGAAGATCATGTGAAAATGCTTCTAGTATTCAGTAAATACATAGATTCCAGTACGAGTAAAACTGTAAACATGCCTGAAACAGCTACCGTAGAAGAAATAAAAAAGACATTTCTTATGGCCATGGAAAATGGAGTTAAGGGAGTGACCATCTTCAGGGATGGTTCTAAACAAGGAGTTCTTGTAAATAAAGACAAAAAACAGAACCCTACCCCAGCACTCATAAAAGAAACAGACAGTCGCATGCTTCCTATTAAACGTGGACACAGGACTGTCGGAGCTACGTACAGAGTACATATGCAGAATCATAACCTGTATGTCATAGCTAATAAAAATACCAATGGAGATCTGGTGGAGATTTTTGCCACCGTAGGGGAAAGTAAAAAACCTAATGTACATCAGACCAGCGGTGTAGAGGATTCATGGGCAGAAGCTGTGGCCAAACTGATTAGCCTGGCTTTACGGGCCGGTGTTAAAACAGAATCCATTATCAGAAATCTTAAAAATATCCCTTCTGATAAGCCTGTTTTTACAACAATAGGTGACTGCAGTACATCAGAATCAATACCTTCTCCTCCTCATGCTATAGCTAGGGTCATGGAAGAAGAACTAAAGTATGATTATGCCAGCCATATAAAAATAAAAGAAGATTTGAAAGAAAAAAAGGGTACCTGTAAAGAATGCGGTTCCCCCAACATAGTTTGGAGATCTCCTACCTGCTATGACTGTGAATGCGGGCATAGTGGCTGCGGTGGTTAATTGTTTGTCACAAAACATCTTTACCTCATGGAGCTTACAATGATGACCGAAGTATCAGATTTCAATGCAGTCAGTAATGGTAATGTCATTCTGGATTTTTATACAAGCACATGCATGCCCTGTAAACTTCTTCAGGGTGTCCTTGAAGAAGTCTCCAACAAATACTGTGATATAAGAGTAGCCAAAGTAGACGTTACTCTTAATCCGGACATGACCCAGATGTTTGGAATAATGAGTGTCCCAACAATGGTCTTCATGAAAGACTCCCAGGTACAGCATATATCACACGGCTTCTCCAATAAAGAATCCGTCATGACCATGGTCAAAAAATACTACAATTGTGCGTGAAATAGACGAAAATAACCCTATTTTTCTTGATCTTGACAGAGACCGGATACGGACTGTTTTAAAAGAGACATACAATGTCGGAAAAGATATATTAGGAGCAGATTTTCAAATAACTGTCGATGACTTTGTTAGTAAAATAGAACCTTTTCTTGAATCAAATAGAGTCAGTACAGTCGTGTTTTTACATTTACCGTCTCGAAAACATCCTGAGCTTAAAATAGAAGTCAATCTCAGAAAAAAAAGTGTCATTGCCAGAATGTTTAATACCTATAAACGAGTAGAATTAAATAGGTTTTTAACAAAATTATGATATGCGAAAATATAGTCACAACAGGAATTGTGACTGATATATTTATGGGCCCTACAGGAAGTATCATGATTAATACTGAAGATGGCCTGATAACTATACCTGTTAAAGACGTCAAATCTTTTAAATTCAACCAAAAACTTTTAATAAACGTACAGGTGTCAGATGAACCGTGATTACAAAGAACCTTTATTTGTACGGTATCTTAATGGTGAAATAGGCATATTGGAAATGATGGACAGCTTTTCCAGAATGACTGAGGATACTTATACCCTAAAAGCCATTGAAAACGCCAGGACTGCTTTCCCTGACATGTCTGGGTTTAAGGAAGAACTAAAGGGAGCTGTCCTCGATATCATGAATAAAGGTCTTGATGAAGCGTTTAAATTCTTTGTAAATCATTACATGGAAAGTTCATTAGCAGAAGACATTAAAACAGCCAAAAGTTCTCTGGGAGATAACATAACCAGGACTGCCAGGGTAAAAGATGAGAACGAAACCTGGATACAAGGTCTAATCTGTTATAATATGAGCCTTTATATCAGGGCTTTCGGCCTTGATAATCTAAAAATGTGCCGTATATGCCAAAGATTTTTTTCTAATAAAGGTCCTTATGCGATCTACTGCTCAGACTCCTGTAAAAAGATCGGAAAAGGGACTCCGGGAAAAAGCCCTAAAAACAGCTCTCCTGTGCTGTGATTAAAAAAATAAAAATACGGCTTTAAAATACACCGACATTCCTTGTATTATAGGTAAGAGGCCACCTGAAGGAAGGAAATAATCAATTAATGCAGACAGCCTTATTCATAATGAATGCACAAAACAGCTTTTTCTCTCCTTCAGGGTCTGTGTATATGGGGGATAAAGCAGAAATACTTAGGATCAGGTTGGAGGACTATCTATCAGGGATTAACGGATTAAAAGTGTTTTTTAGAGAAAAACATGCTGTGGAAGATGACTTTTTCATTAGCGATAAAACTCATTCCATAGTAAACACAGAAGATTTTCATATTATTGAATCACTAAGGAAGTATTCCAGTATTATTTTCGATAAAACCAGGTACAGTGCCTTTTATAATACTGGACTGGATGTTTTCTTAAAAAAAGAACATGTGGAAAAAGTAATAATGGCAGGAATAGAAACCCATACTTCGATCCTTTTCACTGCTGAAGAATTAAGAAACAGAGGGTATGAAGTCACTGTGATAGAGCCCTGTACAATGTCCAGAGATAATTTTCTGGCCGATTTTGCTATCAGTCTTATGAAAAACTGTCTTTCGGTGAGTATAACAAATGGCTAAATCAACATTAAATTTATGCTGTCCAAAATGTGGTCAGTCTGTGGAAGCTGAGCTGAAAAAGAATAAACTTAAATTCATTCTTTATTTGTGTCCTCAATGTCGCAGCAATGTGGTTTATTATAAAAGAAAAATTGATGTTATCTCTGATGGCCTTGTAAAAACATTAAGGGCACACAATAAACTTACTGAATGTGGTAATACACGCTATAAAAAAACCAGAGAACCTGACAGAATTACTGAAGAATCTATACTCGATCTCAAAATCCTACTGGCTACCGAGCAGGATTCAAGAAAAATAATAGCCCAATTATAAGGAAAACATTTTATGACCGATCTTCAACCAGGTGACCTGCTGTTTTTGACTGCGGATTATGATAAATATGTAAGAGGAAAACATAAGGACCTGAAAATAGTGTTGACAAACAGACTCGCTAAACTGGAAGAAATTATTGACTGGTCAAGTCCTAAAGGAAAAATAATTAAAGAAGCTAGGGAAAAAAGCGGTAAATGGGAAAACCTCCCTATAGAAGAATGTAAATATCTGATCACTATATATTACTACGATCTCAATGGAAGAAAAGGTCAGACCGGAGTGGTTGAAAGATGTATACCTCTCTTTAGAAATCACCCTAGAACTAATGAGCCTTTTTTCCACAAAGTCCCAGACTGGGTATATAAAGACATAATAAGTAAATGTCAGAGTTTCGATGTACAGCTTAAAGAAACTTAGAATTATGTTCTTAGATGAGCTGATAAATTATTTTCACGGGTCTATTTTCAGGTACGAGAAGGCTATAAACTATCTGAAATCAAGAAAAATATTTGAAGATGACATCAAGCTATATAAATTAGGTTACAATAAAATTATAGCAGTCCCTCAAGAAGACAGTCCTGATCGGACTCGCTTTTTACAGGAGAGTTTTAAAGGTAGAGTGTATGAAAACAGACTCATTTTCCCCATAATGGATGCTTCTGGACGAGCCATCGGGATAACGGGTAGAACAATAGATAAGAAAGGCTTTAAAAATTTTGTCCTGGATGAAGCTAAATTTACAGGCTATTTTTTCGGACTTGATCTGGCTTTACCTTATATTTACTCAGAAAATAAAGTGTATGTAGTTGAAGGCTACACCGATGTAATAGCTATGAGAAAAGTATTCCCCAATACTGTAGCTACGATAACATCTGGAATATCGGAAACACAGTATAACTATCTCCGTCTTTATTGTGACAATATTATAACTATGTTTGATTATGATAAAGCAGGTTTTCACGGAACCGATAAAGCGGAAAAGATGTTCCCTAATATAAAAAGAGCTTCTTTAGGAAATTACGAGGATCCAGCAAAATGCTATGAACATCTTAGTCTAAAAGATTTTAAAACTTTCGTGTCATCAAAGGTATTAACTCTTGGATAGAGATAGATTTTTAATTAAATGGGTAGATCTTCTTGGTACTCTGTCCATTTTCATCGCGGAATGCTCAGATGGCACCTATTTTTCCGGTATAGATAGAAATATTTATAAATACATTGAAGCCTTAAACAGAGGTAAAAGGCATAATACCTATCTTAATAGATTTCCGTGGAAACGCCCTATTTCCATGGTATTTAAAGAAGAAGGCCTTCCCTTGGCTGAAGCTCTCATAAAATATAAGACCATAACAAACATGCAACCCTTTAGAAAACGAAAACTTATAAGAACTGGAAAGTGGCCTGCTATAGGACTCTGGGGTAAATATCTCAAGAATAAAGACAGTACTATAGACGAAGTTTTAGGAAATAGCGTAAAAGAAATTTTAGACATTCAGAATAATGTTGACAAATAAGACCCGTTAATCATATATTGATATAAGATTTCTAACTTGTTAAAAACTGGGCGGTTATTAGTAATGTTAGATCAAAAATTCAGGCCGACTTCCTTTAAAGAAGTCCTTGGTCAAGAACCTGTCGTACAGATTCTACGTCAAATTATTATACACAAACGCTACAGCTCTGCCTATATTTTTACGGGCCCCTCTGGCACCGGAAAAACCACCAGCGGTAGAATCTTCGCAAAAGCTGTATTATGTGAATCTCCTATAGACGGAGATCCCTGTAACCAGTGTGAATCCTGCCGGCTATTCAATCGTGAGCAGCATTTTAATTACCGGGAACTAGACGCAGCTTCATGCGGCGGCAAAGACGATATGGTAGATCTTAGAGATGAAGCCTATTCGGTGCCCGCCTCCGGTAAAAAAATCCTCCTGATAGATGAATGTCAGGATATAAGCAGTCATGGTCAGGATGCCCTACTCAAGCAGATAGAACAGTGTCCTGACCATTTGATTTATATATTCTGCACCACAGAGCCGGAAAAAATAAAAAAAACTCTCTGGGACCGCTGTACTAAACTGTATGTGACCAAAGTTCCTACCTCTTTAATCACCCCGTTACTAAAAAATATCTGCCAGGCTGAAAATATAGAGTATGATGACTTAGCCCTGGAACTACTGGCAGAAAAATCAGATGGCCATGTCCGAGTAGCTGTTAAGAATCTGGAAAGAATATCCTGTATAGGTAAAGTAACCACTGAAAATGTTCAATCATGCTGTAATAGCTATGACGACACTATTTTTGAAATGCTGCTTAATCTGGGCAAAGACTTAACAAAAGTTCTCGATGCCTATAACAGTGTCTCTTCATACCTATCCTCTATGGATTTTTATAATGGTGTGATAACCATGATAAGTGATGCATGTGCCTTTTTAAATGGATATAATAATTTTTCAGAAAGGAAAATTAAAATCTTAACTGATCTTAAAAATGTACATGGATTTGGTCTGTTAGAGCAGCTCAATTATCTTATCGGCAGAGATAAATATGTCGATAAGTTAGGTCTTCGAAGCGATATTATAGTTCTTCACTATAAGTTTGGCTCAATTGTTCCTCAAAAAATATCCACTCAAAATACGGATAATTCAACACATAATATTCCGCAGCAACAAACCGCTGTTAATGCTCCCAAATTAAATTACGCTGACTATTCTAAAAAGCCTGTTATTGAACGGGCGCAGCTATTGCGAGAGCGACATAATAACGCTCAAGCACCGGAGCACAAAGAAACAAAAAATATTCATTCAGATTGGCCCTTACCTAAAGAAGAGAAAGTAGGAGAAAATAGCTTCGATGACGAAGTACTGACTCCTGAGGAATTTTCTCAGAATTTGGTAGGGGGGCGTGGTGGGCTCTGAGTGGCTTATTTTACAATTAAATGACATTTCCGATACCTTAGGCTACAAAGAAATTGAAGTAGCTATAAAGGCTGTTTTCGGTGATGATGCCGAATATTTCATTCCCATCCACTACGAACCTATGGGATCCTATGTTAGTACATGCTGTCTCGTAGAAGGATATGCTTTTGTACGAGATTCATTTTCAGTACGCTCCAATATCATGTACATCAATGACCAAAGATTATTTACTGGAGTACTTCATAAAAAGGGTAAGTACGAAACAGTAAATTCTCATATTATTGCTGGAATGAAGAAAAAGCTGAGAAATTCTTTAAAAAGAAAATTTATTTTAACCGATAAAGTAAGAATTCTGGAAGGAGTTTTTAAGAATCTTGTAGGAGAGGTAGTTGGAATAGAAGACGCTGGTAAAAAAATTTTTATAAAAATAACCCGTATTTCACGGGAAATGATCGTACCGATACCATCAACTCTACTAGAGCATTACTCAGATAGGAGCAATAAAGATGAGGACTAGCCCTGTTCTTAAGTCAATAGATTATTCTGATATGGATAAACAGTTCTCCAATGAAAGAGCTATTAAATACAATGAAATTCTCGGGCCTTCAGTGTCTTTGCAGGATTTCAATGATTTAATAAGTCAGCTTCCTGAAAGAGAAAGAGATCTGATAGATCTTTACTACAAAGAGCGAAAAAACCAAAAAGATATAGCTAAAATGTTTGGCGTTACCCAAGGAGCTATATCAAGTCGACTTACCCGAGCAAAAGCCCGTCTTAAATTTCTCCGGAAAATGCCGAAAATAACCAAAGAAGAAATTGAAACAGCTTTAAAAAGCTATTTCAATATTCTTGAAATAGAAATAATAAAATTCATGATGGAAACGACTTGCCAAAGTAAAACTGCCCAGCTTTTAAATGAAAAATTCGAGTTTTTAGGTGACAAGAAAAAAATGACCCAGGTGAAAGTACGTCATCGGTTTCTCAAATGTATGGAAAGATTGAAAATGGAGAGGAAAAGAAACAGAGATCTGGATCAGTATTACAGGCTACTAAAATATATAAACTGCAATCTGTATAAACTACACGAAGTTAGATTGCCGCACTTTGACCGTGGGGCATCGGTGATCTTTAGTATGACCATTTAAATTATTTATGCCCGATCGATCTAATATAGAAGAATTCGTTAAAAAAGCTAGAATAGTACATAGAAACAAATATGACTATTCTTTAGCTAATTACACTCTTTCCAGGGTAAAGATCAATATAGTCTGCCCTGATCATGGCTTATTTAAGATGGTTCCAAATGCCCATCTAAGAAAACAGGGCTGTCCAAAATGCGGGAGACATAAAACTGTTTTAGCCCTGTGCCTGAATCAGACTGAATTTTTAAAAAAGGCTGTCGCTGTCCATGGAAATAAATATGATTATTCAAGAACAGATTATAAAAATAGTCATGTGAAATTAGACATAATATGCACTAAACACGGACTTTTTCAGCAGACTCCAACAAAACATATGGCTGGCCAGGGCTGTCCAAGATGTGCCCGAGAACTTCCTCATTACAATTCTTTAACGACCAAAACATTCATAGAAAAAGCCAAGGCTATACATGGAAATAAATACGATTATTCCTTAGTAGCCTATAGGAAAAGCTGTAAAAAAATAAAGATCTTATGTCCTGATCATGGCCTTTTTGAACAGTCTCCGAACAACCATTTAATGGGAATGAAATGTGTTAAATGTGCTCTTAAAATTAATGCCGATAGCCGTAAGTATAACACACAAGAATTTATTAGAAAAGCAATGCTGGTGCATAAAAATAAATACGACTATTCAGAAGTTGATTACAAAAAATGTGAAATAAAAATAAAAATTAAATGTCATAACCATGGGGTATTTATTCAAACCCCCGCGTCACATTTGGCAGGTAAAGGCTGTCCTTTTTGTCTGGACTCTCAGGGTGAACTTAAAATAAGTGACCTTTTAAATTCAATGAATATTAAATATGAAAGAGAAAAAAAATTTACTGACTGCAAAAATATAAGACTGTTACCTTTTGATTTTTATATACCCAGTATGAACGCTTGTATTGAGTATGACGGTAAACAGCACTTCAACCCTGTAGATTATTATGGTGGCATAACAGCCTATGAAGATTTAAAGAAAAAAGATGCCATTAAAAACAGATATTGTTTAAATAATGAAATAAAACTTATTAGAATACCGTATACAAAAAAGTCCAGAGAAGACATTGAAGATATTTTAAAAAGAGAATTAACTATTTAAAGCTAGAGTTACATAGTGATGGGAACTAATTTATCGGTTTGGTTAATGGTTAATAAATTAGATTGCATCGCCTCTAGCTTAATGATAAAATTATCTTATGTACAAACTACTAATGATAATTTTTTTCTGTTTTTTCTTCAGCTGCAGCCATTATAAAATAACTACTATGCAGTATGGGATGACTGAGCCTGTCAGAGTTCTACAAGAGACTATTATTAAAATTGATACCGTGGACAATCTCGTGAAAGTAACATTCAAAGAAAAAATATGTGATTAATGTGACCATAATCACAGACATGAATTCTTCTTTAAAATATACTATATATAACAAAGGAGATTTTATGCTGTATGGTCCTGGTGTAAGAGATGGGCGTATAATGGATGATGATCCTCCTTCTCATGAGGATAACCGAAGAGAGATGCGTCGAATAGCTGCTCAAGAAGCTCGAAGGGTCTATGAAAAAGAACGATTAAAACAATTATTTTCAGGCTCATTAGAAGATCTATGGAAAAAAGAATAAAAAATACTTGACAGACTTTTTTAATGATGCTATATTCAAATCAATGACCGAACGTGCAGGTATAACGCACGTATGGGTAGGGCCGCCATATATTCGAGATGCCCAAAAACAGGTGACCGTGACAGGTTACCAGCCTTAAGGAGGCATAAATGTCAACTCCTCTATCAGTCCGCTGTCAGAAAGTTTCATCCATTCTCAAAGCCAGTCCTGAAGATCTGCTCAAAGCTTTTGCTGATGAAGGCATCACTGATGATGCTGCCGGCCTTGATGTCCTGGATGCCCCCACAACGACCATTGATGACGTAGTTCAGATACTGGTCAAGTGCGGTACTCAGGCCAAGAATCTTCAGCTTAAAGCCGCAGCATCTATGCTCAAAGATTCAGAAACGGCAAGACCTGCTCCAGTCACCCCGACTGAAACACAGGAAAAAATGCCCGTCCTGACCGCTGAAAGCATGGCTCAGGTCTTCAAAGCTGCCCGTCCTATCCAGCAATGGTCTGACCGGGAACTTCTGGAAAAGTTTGTTCAGGACCGTGACCCAGAAATCGAAACAGAACTACATAATAAGAGAGCCAGAGGGCAAAATTTTGTGGTTCTGGTCCCTGGTAAATACGAACCGGGAAAAGAAAAGATTAATCTGGAAACGACCCTGGAACTTCTCAAATCGGCCCGGAAAAGGACTGTGCCATCCATTGTTTCTAACGGAGATGGCTATTCTGCTGTCTATAAGATCACAGAATTGAATCTTGCAGACAGAATCATCGACTACTGTCCTATCTGTGGTGAAGTTCTGTATAAAGGCTATTGTGAGAAATGCTCGTTAAATTTCTCGCCGGTTGGAGAGAAAGAAAGAGCTTATATCAATCTTATAGCTCAATCTTCCAATTTCAACAAAAATAGCTTTTCCGACAGAAAAGCGATCATGGCCAGCGGAGCAAAGGGTCTGGATGATCTTAAACAGACCTGGCCTTCACTAGCTAAGACGTTTGATGAAATGGACGCTACAGGGAGTTTACCGAAACTCAGAGTAATTGAGAATCGGCCAAGTCGTACAGTAGCTGATCCTTTCTTCATGGAAGGTAGCCGGGCTTTCGGTAACAGAAGTTATTAACAACGATAAAAAGGGATGGGAATGATTCCTGTCCCTTTTTTTAAATTTTTTGGAGGATTTTATGACACGGAATTGGATGGAGTATAAAGGGTTTAAAGCCAGAATAATGGAAGCGGAACGACTGACAGGTGAAGGAGTTCATGGACTTCCCCCAGGATATGAACTACCGTCTTATCCGGCCGATCTATTTGAGAAATGGCCCGAAAATTGGATGAAAAAAGGAGCGTTCCTCATCCCAGTAAAGCCTAATAAAGGTTTGTGGTTTGATTGGAGAGCCAATGACCCTGATAATACAGCTATTATACCTACTGTAAAAGGATGTAATCCGCTCACAGGTATGCAGACATCAGGGTTTCACATGGAAAAATATGAGACTAAATGCCCGAAACATGGTTGTGATTTTTTGGCGGATAGATTCTGTCCTGAATGTAAATATAAATGGGTTTCACAAGGGTACGTCTCTCAGGCCCCCCTCTGGCTCGATGGTTGGGTCAATACTGAAGATGGTTCTGTCAGGCAGTTTTTCTTCACTGAAGATGAGCTCAGAGACGTAGCCTCAGCTATGATCTCAAAAGAGAATACTGTACCTGCTTTCGGATTCGCTTTTTACAGGCCTAAACAATGGCGTCAGGTAAATAGAAGTAGTAATGCTGTTTATCTGAATAACAATGAAAGTTTATACAGTATATTCAATGTCCCTGTTAACAACTCAGGTACAGTGAACTGTTTTTCATCCTCTGTGCTGTATAGTGCTGCTTCTAATTTTTCAGAGACCTTGATACCTGATAAAGGCTACTCAGGACCTATCGGAGTATCAGCTTCAGCCAGTTGCGATGAACAAAAGACATCTGGAGGAATAATTAGTTCTGGGAGGCGATCAGATCTGTTATGCTCAGCAGGACCTGAATCATTAACTATAGGTTCAGTACAACAAAGGTCTATATCAAAAATACGTCCTCATCTTAAACATCAAAAGGTCGTCCTAATTACTGATGGGGGAATGGACTCGCAGATAACTCCTGATATAAAGATAGTAAAGGAAGTCAGTATTGGAGCCGGTGCTCGTATTTCTCAATCACTCATTGAAGATCCTTATGATTTAGATTCCTGGAAAGATACTCCAGATGCTGTCATGACTCTTTATTTCGTATTTCAGGAAAAATATGAAGAATTAAAGGCTGGGGGTCTCAAAGATCTATCAGGGATTAAAGAGGGGATGCTTTCGGGCATTCCTGTAGGTTAAATAATAAGCAATTATTTATATTAAAGCCTGATAATTCAGGCTTTTTTTATGTCTAAAAAATTCACAGCGACATTTATGATTATTCTTTATCAGTGTATGTAAATAGTTATACTAAATTAATTGTATTATGCCCTTTAGCTTTAACTCTTTCTTAATGCGTTTGTTGGATAGTTTTTGGCCTTCCACTTTTTTGAGTGCAGCTACAATAGCGCCACGCAAAATACCGAAATTGGGTATTTTTTGCATACCCCACCAACCAGCACCT